AAGGAGATTTGCGGTAGCGTTATGTACGCCGCTTGGGGTGGTAGCTCTATGAAGAGCTGGTGTAGTGGCGTAATCAGTAAGGTTGAGGGCCGAAAGGCTACAATTATAAGTTCTAAGCAAAATGGATAAAAAAGAAATCCGTACAACAGCAGGGTCTGTCGAAGTCCGTGAGGGCTCCGATAAGAATCCTGTTATTGAGGGCTATGCTGCTGTATTCAACGATGAGACGGTCATCGGTGGGCAGTTTGCCGAACGAGTTGCTCCGGGTGCCTTTGAGGGCGCCCGTATGGACAACACTGTTGCACTGTTTAATCACGACATCAATCAGCCGTTGGCCCGGGTAGGGCGCGGTTTGGAGATTAGTGTCGATGACCGTGGGCTCAAGTATCGGTTTGAGGTTGGAAACCAATCCTACGCCAAGGACCTTATCGAGAATATCCGCATGGGAAATGTGAGTACAAGCTCCTTCGGTTTTACCGTGCGTGATGACGAGTGGGAGCGCCGCGCCGACGGTCTTAATTTGCGCACCATTAAAGAAGTAGATCTTTTGTTCGACGTATCTCCAACAACCCAGGGTGCCTACCCGACCACTGAAGTCGGCCTTCGCAGCATGGAGACTGCTCTCGCCAATCAGGATATGGCACTGATTGAGGAAGAGGAGATCCGCGCAGAAGAAGAGGAAGAGGAGAAGGAAGAGAAGGCGTATGGCGCCAAGGAAGAGGACGAAGAGATGGAAGAGAAGTCCGAAGAAGAGGAGGAAGAGAAAGAGGAGAAGATGATGAAGGACGAGGAAGAAGAGGAGGAGAAGGAAGAAGAAGAGGAAGACGAAGCTGAAGAGCGCGTTGACCAGCTCATCGACCCCGCCATCCTTCCCCATCCATACGCACTAGAAGAAACAACCCCAGAGCCGGAGGCTCGCAATTCTAATAATTCAAACTCCAATATCATGGAAAACGAAAAGAATGCTCCGGCTATCTTGCAAAGCCGGGGCGACCATCAAGCAAATGTCCAAAAGCGTTACAGCTTTGGAAAGGCCCTTCGCGAGGCCGCATCAGGCAAACTCTCTGGCCTGGAAGCAGAGATGAACCAAGAGGCCCGCGCCGAGTTTACCGATTCTAAGGTGAACATTGCAGGTGGCATTAGCGTCCCTAGCTTCCTTACAGAGAAGCGTGTTGACGCCCTCGGAACTGCTACAGTAGGCACTACGGGTGACGCTTTCGGCGGGACGATTGGTATGGCCGACCAGGGATTTGCCGAGTTCTTGCACCCGAACGACATTGCCACTCAGATGGGAGTGCGAACGGTCACCGGCGTCAGCGGTAACGTTGTCTTTCAAGTTGCAAACAAGCCTCCCGGAACGGGCACACCAAATGAGAGTGCTGCTCAGGCAGTGGGCAACATGAGCTTCACCGGCGTTGAGCTGACCCCACAGCGGGTTTCCGCTCACGTGCAAGTCACCGAGCAGCTCTTGGCTCAGACCTCTGAGGACCTCGGTGCTTTTGTTGCTTCTGAGATTCGTAAGGCTGTGGACGCCAAGTTCAACGCTACGGTTGTTGCCGCTATCGATGCGGCTTCCGATAAACGATCCGGCGGCACCACGGGCGCGTATGACCCAGCGACCCGTAACGCCCTGCACCTTGAGGAGGAGCTCATGGTTGATAACGTGGACAACAACAACATCCGCGTTCTTACGAGCCCAGGTGCTTACCGCATCAACCGTCAGCTCTCTCTCGACGCCGGTTCCGGTCTGCTGTTCGCTGCATCTCCGGCCACCCGTCAGTCCGTTCTTGAGTACCCGACGGTCATCAACAGCTCTGTTGATGCCGGTCACCTGTACATGATGGACGCTACCCGCGCCGTACAATGTCGGTGGGGTGGTCTGAATTTGATTATTGACCCTTACACTGACGCCGATAGCGGGGTTGTCCGCATCATCGCTAACGTGTACCGGTCCTTCAAGACCCTTACCGATATGACGAACCGCAGCGCTTCTAACTTCGGCGGCTACGGCTTCACCGGCTACTTGGACTAATGTTCTATGAGGTCAATCGCACATCGTCTGTAGACGACACGTTCGTGAGCTCCGCTACCATGCGGGCTCACGTTCGTGCGATTGATGATTCTGAGGACGACCTCTTGGATATTTACCGCAACGCGGCGGTAGACTATCTGCAAAACCTGTCCGACCGAGTTCTCGGTCTATCTACTGCGAAGGTGCTCCTAGACTACTCTGAGTTCAGGGCACCTTTTCGCATTCAAAAGCTGCAGGACATTACTGCGGTGAACAAGCTTGAATACCTCAAGGACGGGGAGTACATCAAGCACATCCCCACCTTGCCCGATGATGAGATTCACGGGCATCACGAGGTTGCAGCATTAGTGTTTGCAAATGGTGATGCGGTAGACCGCGTCGCTGAAGTCGAGACTTATGATACGCCTGTAAACGTGCGAATGATTGCTGCTGATTTGGATGGAGCTACCGTTGCAACGTTCACAGTAGATAAGTACAACTTCTACAGTGAGGAATGGCACCAAGTAGACACAAGTGCTCTTGGCCAACTAGAAACCTCATACACTTTCTCTGCTGCTCCAGCCGGTCTATACCGATTTGTATATACGGCTGTGGTTGACGCCGACCATACCCACAGTAGCATTAGATATTTTGCTATCAACAATGGCACTTTGTTTAAGAACAAGACGCTCTTTGATCAATACCCCGCCCGGTTTGATTTCTCTGCGCTGTGCGATTTGGTTGAGTATGACAGAGACATGGATCACCCCTTTGTTATGCATGTTGTCTGTGGCACTTCTATGAACTCATTGCCTCACCAATATGTGCAGGCTGCATTACTTCTTATTGGACATTACTATAACATGCGTGAGGCAGAGGTAGTTGGTGGCATTACTAATGAGGTAAAGGAGGGTGTTCGTCGTTTAGTTGCTAGCGTAAGACAGTACTAATGCGGGCCGGCGACCTTCACGATAAGATGAGTATTTACAGTGTAGACGTCACTGTAAACAGTTGGGGTGATTTTGTTGAGACCGAAACAATCAGATACGAAAACGTTCGCTGCAGTGTGTTGCACATGGGTACGCCTTCAGCCGGCGCATCTGAATTTACTGACGACGATCAGCGTGTCGGTGAGATGAAGATTGAGTTTAAAACGCGATACCTACCCAACATTGAATTCAGTGATGTCATCCTTTATAACGGCGGTCGTTTTAACGTGTATAGTATTCTTCCTATTGGAAAAAGAGAGGGCGTAAGGATACGTGCTCGTCGCCGTGACAATATTGATGACAGTAATCCTACTGCTTAATGGCGCAGCTAGGAAGGAAGACCATTCGGCTGAAAATCGATGGCACTGACTATAATGACCCACTGCCTAGAATGCTAAGAAGAATGTATACGCTAGATAAGCGTCGTGCAATTCTTCTGAAAATTATGAAAAAGGCTGCGGAGCCTATGAGAAAGGCTATGGCAGATGGGGCGCCTGTTCGCACTGGAGACCTTAAGGCTAGCTTCAAGATTAGAACGGCAAAGAAAAAGGTTGGCTTTAAAACGCTAGCTATTTACGTAGGGGCGGTTAACGGAAACCGCACTGTAAAGGGTGAAAAGCGCAGGCTTGTAGGGTGGCGCTCCCATTGGGCTGAACTCGGAACACGCAATCACCCTGGTGCTTACTTCATTCAGCCGGCTATAAGAAGGAACATCCCCGTGTATCAAGCTTTGCTACGCAGGATGCTACGTAATTTAGTCGTGCAATTAAGATCCCAAGGGGCTTAAAAAGAAAGAGCAATGGCTATTATTAAATCGAAAGTACTAGGCTTGTACGTGCTGAACAGTACTAATGGACAGACAGAAGCTTTCACTGTCGGCGACGGTGCTACAGTAAACGCGGCTGCCATTGACGCAGTAGCTAATGGTGCTTCTGTTGGTGATAATTTTATCGCCGTTAATGGAACTACGTTTTTGGGCTTTGCCGAGATTCTGACTGCAACTACCGGAACTGTAGTTAGTGGTGGTTTCTCTCTCGCACTAGCTGCTACTAACACCAACATGGACATTAGCAATAGTGTAAATGAGGTTGTGGCGCGTGATGGCAGTGGTGGTTCAGAGACATATATTGTCAGTGGCGCACAGACTTGGAGCTTCAGTGCAGATGGATTCCTTACCGATGATGCGGGAGATACCGCTCACGACATGTGGCTTTCTAGCTCAGGAAGTAAGTATGTGATTGCCCGTTTCGACACTGACGTAACGGATGCCACTTCAAATGTATATGTGGGTCAGGGGCTAGTAGAAAGCTTTTCTCTTTCAGGTGGATTTGATGACAACGTGACTTACTCTGTTACCGTTAATGGTTACGGTAAACTTTACACTTACACTGCATAATCATGGCTAGTATTCTAAACGCAAACAGTCTTGCTGTCTACCACATTGATACCGATGCAGGAGACAAGCCTCTAGTTTTCACCGATGCCGCCACTACGGATAGTGACATTGAAACGGCGATGAACGGCGCAAGTCTTGTTAGTGCATTCTACATTGTGAAGACTTCAGCGGGAGAATTTACTGCTGCAGGAACATACACCGGTGGCGGATCGGGAACTTGGACCAGGAGTTCCTTCACTATTCTTGCTGCGGCAACTAGCAGCACTCTTGACATCTCAAATGAGATTAATGACGTCGCTCGCGATGCGGGTCAAGGCGGAGTTATCCAAGAGAAAGACAACAGCTTTACGGTTAGCGCAGAGGGCTTGATTGAAGCTATCGCGACCGACACTGGCCGGACGCTTGTTGACATCGCCAACGAGGGTGACTATGTTATCGTTCGGTTCTACTTGGACAATACCGACGCTTATGTGGGGATTGCCTTGATTGACACTATTAGCTTAACAGGCAGTGTCGATGAGACAGCTACGTACAGCGTAACGTTTGCCGGCGTTGACAGCCTGATTAAGGATTAGTTGACAACCCCGGCGGTAGCCCCCGAGGTGACGCCGGTCTTCACGCAAGAGGTCAGGGAGAACGGCAATTTCGCCGCTCCCGTTAGTGGCGCGGCTAACCCGATTGTGGCTATCCCTTATTCTTTTGGGGGTCCATACAACAACCTGAATGTAGATGTCGTTCAGGTCATCCTCGATGGGGCGGGCATTGTTGAGGGTAACTCTGCCACAACGGAAGTTATTTGGGCTTATGGGCAAGTTAGTGTTCCTGGGCCTCAAGAAACACTAGCAACAAAGACGGTAACTGTCACAGCAACAGACGAAGCAAACGGTTATGTGAACCTTGGTTTTAGTCCTAATGAGCTGGCGCTGCCAACTAATTTTGTTACAAACTTCAGCTCGACAGGCCCGTTCCCCGACCTTTCAGGGGGAGACTATAGTGTTTCGTTTCATTCTACTGTAACGACGCCGAATCAGAATTTGAGCACAACAGTGTCCAATAGTATTACGCAGTATACAACGGGTAGCAATGCTAATAAGTGGATTGTGCTTTTTGGAGACATCCCACTTACAATCGGTGGTACTGCGGTTAGTCTAAGCCCGAATACAATTTCCTCTTCGGGAGGTACTATCACTGTTTTGCACGGAATTAACAGCACTTCTGACTTTGATGGTTCGGCAGGATCTTTCCACCGAAAGGTTGAGCTGCTTGATTCTAACGGGAACGATGTATACACCTCCGGCTCTGCTAGTAGTGGTGTATCTGTGAGCCTCACCAACATATCTACGGCTAGCGCCACGTTTTCCTCATTTACCGTTGCCGACATTTTTACTCTTAAAGTA